GTTAAAGCAGGATAGTTATTACGAACTGTTGGGAACGTACCACGAATTCCGACTGCACCAGTATCTCTTGTAATTTCACCCATGTCACGAGTAAAATTATACTCATTAGTAGCATTATGAACATCAGTAGCTTCTGTATCATTGTTGTTGCCATCAAAGTGTACTAAGAAAATAGTTTCCCCATCTGGTCTAAATCTCTTTGAAGGTGGAGTAAAGTTAGCAGAGCTGTAACGAGCCTTATCTGAAACTCTGACTTCATCAATATACCCTTTGAAAGTAGTACCAATTTCCACATTTGAAGTAAACGTTAAATTAGCTTCTGTAAAAGAGGCATCTGCAATAACATTTCCATTATAGTGCATATAGAGTTTTTCTTCGGTAAGATCACGAGATACAGCAACGTGTGCCCAACGTCTTTTTGCAAACTGCTGAGTTTCAATATCTGTATTAGCTCCTTGTACAGTTGTTGCTGTTCCTGAAACATTTGCCTCATATGCTAAACCAAATTGATTCGCTAATCTAAATTGCATATAATTTGAAGCGTCTGTGTTAATTGCGAATAAGACGTTATCTTGTAAAGTCGCTTCATCAACGCGAATAAACATCTCGATGGTAAAATCACCTTCTTCAAATTTTAAATCTTCTGATACAGTTCCGCCTAAGAGATAATCACCCGTATTTACCTCAAGTGAGGATTTTCCAAATTTTTTAATTCTTGTATTGATGTGTGCATCATTTTTAAAAGACAGAGTTGTAGCATTAGTTTCTTGTGTTGTTACAGGCCTACCAATAGTTGTTGGATCTGCTAAAATTACGTCTTCTGTGCCATTAAATTCAGAAACCTGGTAGACGTTTGAAAGAGGGAGCCTTGAAACCATGACAGAAGTTTTTCCTCCATCAAACACTTCAACGTAGTCATTAGCTAAAATTTCTTGACCAATATAGTGCTCAACCACACCCGTAGCATAGTTAATTATATTAGCAAGTCTTGCATCTTGTGTAGTAGATGAAATGCTTAAATAATCTTTAACTTGCGCTAAAGATACAAAAGCGTATTTTCCTAAATTCTCTTCTAAACGATCTACCATGTGTCTCTACCTATTCTTCTTCAATTTCATCGTCATCCCAATCTTCTTCATCATCTTCTTCAATGACTGGACTGGGAGCAGGAGCAGAAACAGCAGGTGCAACAGGTGTTGAAGGGGCTGCCCACTCAGCGGCAATAGCTTCAGCTTTTTCAGCACTGTAGCCATTTACACGGAGCCAATGTTTTGCGTCTTCTGCGGATGTGATATCACTAGGAATATTTACCATTTAATTCTCCTTAAAATAAAAAGGGAGGCGATGACCGCCTCCCCCAGTGTAATCCAAAGATGTAAACCTAAGATTAGGCTCCAGCTTCGATTGTTACAGCGTAGCTGTACTTAGTAGCGTCAAGAGCTGAACTTGAGTTAGTCGTAAGGGCTTTAAAGTCAATACGAGTGCTCATGTACATAGCAGTGACCTGCTGACGTGGTTCGTACTCGCTCTCAATCTCGATACCGCGACGTTCTGCGATCATAAAGCCAGGCTTATAAAGCAGGACACCGATGTCGTTACCCTGAGTACCAACGTTATCTAAGAACTCAGTGATTGCAATTGGAATACCGTAAACGGCGCCAACTGAACCTGTGAGGTAGGTAGCGTTAGGACCAAACTTGTCAACTGTCTGGAAGTCAGAAGTTGTTACAAGGTTGTTGTAACCTTCGATTGATGTTAAGTACACGAGGTCGTTACCAAGCTGCAAGCCATACTTGCCAAGCTTAGTGCGGGCTGCAGCGATGTCTGATGGATCAGCTTTATCGTTTGCAGAACCTGTGTCCACAGTCAGACCAGCGCCTACGTCGTCAGTCAGGTTAGTAATACCTTCGATGACAGACGCATAACCAGTACCAGCTGTAATTGCGTTTGTTGGTTGTGCTGTGAAGCCAGTCAGAGCACCAGTACCACGCAAGATTGCTTTATCGATAGCACGGGCTAAACGACGTGTAGCAGCTGCACGCAAGAAGTCGAGCAGAGGAAGAACTGTGTCTTCTTCTTCGTCTTTTGCGAGGTGTGTGGTAGCCATGAACTTATGTGGAGTAAAGTCCACTGAGCTGATGGAGTTCTGGTTGCTGGTTGGTACACGGGTGGCGTCGGCAATGCCAGTAGCAAATGTGCCAGAAGCAAACTGTGCTACATCACCATCTGTGTCTTCGTCAGCGACTGGTACGCGGAAAGTTTTCGCGTCAACAGCCATACGGTTAAACATTGGAGCAACAACCAACTGCTGTTCCATTTCCGTATAAATGTTTTGTGAGAAGTTGCTCAAGAACTGGTCAACAGATGTGACAGCTTTCATCTTTGCACCATACTTGGTGTCGAAGATGTCACGCTTGTTTAACAGTTTAGCAACCAATACGGCGTTAGCCATTTCTTTTTCAGAATACTGAGCTTGATTGCGGCTCTGCTCCTGGTAGTGCATCTTAGAGCGCTGTAATGCAGCAATCTCTTCCTGATACTTTTCCATCTGAGCTTTAAGTTCAGCAACTTGCTCAGATTCACGCGGTGTGTAAGCTTCTGCTTTATCACCTTTGACCAGGGTTTGCTGGTCAGCAGCGTCTGCTTCCTTCACGATAGCTTCACCGGTCTTTTGAACCAGTTCAGCAACTGCAGGCTCAGACACTTCAGCACGTGGTGCTTCTTTTTTGATCTCTTCAGCTGGGGTTGCAGCAGTAAGATCGATTGTATCTACGACTTGATCAGCCATTTCGTCTTTCTCCTTATCAGAATTTTCGTGAAGCTCTTTAGTCAGACTTTCGCTTGTAACCGCGTCTTCACTTGTAGATTTTTCGACTTGTGAATGTTCTTCTGTTTTCACATTAACAACATTATCACAGTCTTCGCCTTCAGCGTCAACCTCTAAAAATTTAAAGATTGGCGATTGCTCTGTAGCGACGTTGGTGACTCTAAACATTTTTTCTTGATAGTTTACGAGATCACCATGTTGAAGTTTACTTGCGTCTTCGGAAAGCAAGTTTGTGAACGGGATAGATGACATAGGATCTCTAATTTCAAGCTCCTCTTCATCATCCTTTTCAATGTCAGTGACTTCTTCCGATGATTCTGCTTTGACCTCAACTTCTTCAGTTTCAGCTTTTTCTTCAGTCACTTCTTCAGACTTCTCTTCAGCTGTTTCTTCAACAGCTTCTGTTACTTCTTCAGTCACTTCTTCAGCTTTAGCCTCAACCTCAACTTCAGCTACTTCTACCTCAGCTTCATCAGCTTTAGTTTCGATAACTTCGTCTTGTTTTGAGTTACTCATTGCTTCCTCCTCGGTTGGAGACAACGGACGTTCGTTAACAACTTCGCCCTCCTCCATGCTATGAATCGGAACACCTGCCATTGTAATTTCGTGAGAGTGGCCTTCGGCCTCTAACACAACACCAGCAACGACTTTATGAGCGTGGTTTTGCATATGAGATGCGTAGGTTGTTACACCATTTCCATTTTCATCCATTTCAACGGTATGATAATGGCCTTCGCTCATATCGGTGATTCCTGCTTTAATTTTACGCATCTTCTTAATTTCTTCAGCGTCAGCCTCTTTAAGAGACTTCTTAAACTCGTTAAATTCTTCATCAGAATCAAAAGATTTACGAATTGAGAATAGCGAATCTTGATTACAAGGAACTGAAACAACTGAAATTTCCAGTAATTCAACTTCCGTGATCATCATAGAATCATCTTCACGATTGTATTTTCCGTCTTTTACTCTGAAACCAACAGAGAAGCTTTTTAAAGCTCCGTCTTTAATAAGAGTTTGTACGCCGTGATTCTTTTCGGCAGCTTCTGAAACCATGCCTTCAACAAAGATTCCTTTTTTATCAACACGAATATTTTCTACACGACCGATAGGACAGTCATGCTTATGCTGATAAAGAAGAACTGGATTACGGCGATAATTATCAATACCTTTTGCCCATGCTTCAGCAGTAACAATATCGCCAGAGCGATCTTTAGCTGTAGTATTAGCGTATCCAGCAATCTTAATAGATTTAGAACCTTTTTTAAGTGCTTTAGTTTCAAACGAGCTGTTTAAATAAAGTGTTTTATCCATCAACTGTATCCTCTAAATTAGTAGATTCCTCTTGGGAAGGTCTTCCACCTTGGGTAGCATCAGTTGCGCTACCTGTAATGTTCTGTGGTATTCTTATGGTATCATTATTCTCGATTTTTGGAAATCTTAATCCTTCACGAGCTTCATTTGGGGTAATAATTCCTGTATTAACCAGAGTTGAATAATAAACTGCCTGTGTTCTATTATCTGGTTGTAAAGCAGGGACTGCCAATCTGTCAGGAGTGATAGTTACTCCCCCATTGAAATGATGGGAGAATGCTGAACAGAACTGAGTTAAGATTGGTAAAACAGTGTGTAGATAGAAAAGTTTTTGATTAGCGTCAATGTTTGCATTATTGCCTGATTTAAGCAAAACATAAGGAACACCTAGAGCCTTTGCCATATCTTGTTGAATACGCTCGATAGAGTTTTCAAAATCTAACTGATCAAAAGATTTCGTGGAGAACTCATCAATCTTTAAACCGCCATCAAGAATTGCAGGATTACGAGCCCCATCAAAGATAGTAGTATAAGAAGCTCTCCATGATTCTAAAAGACGTTCTTTAACTCTTTTAGAAAGAATGTTATCAGTAGTTAGGACAAATCCTGGAAGAGCATTATTCTTAAAGAACTGTCTCTGGAACTTAATCATATAGTAGTAAAGTTCCATTAAATTTAAGATCGGCTTAAGTTTAGACGTACCTCTGAAAATAGAAAGCTCATTTTCTGCCATAATATGAATAATCTCAAAAGGCTCAAATCTAATAGCTTCACTTTTTGAAGTTTGTTTACCACGCCCAAAACCGTAAAAATCATTCGCCTGCTGATTGTGGACTAGATAGTTATAGTGAGATACAAAGGTGCGATCATCTGGAACTACTTCCACATCATTTGCAGGAAGTAAGTATAGAGAATCCCCATCATAATAGAAAAAAGCGTTTCCGTCTAAGTGAAAATCTAAAAAAGCTCGTCTGAATAGACGAGTACGATCTTCAAAAGGATTAGGCTTTACGTTAAGAAGTTTGTTAACTTTTTTAGCTGAACCGCCAGAAATATTAAGAGGAATTTCGCATAAAGCGTTAATGACCATCTCAACAGAACGATGAACAACTTCAATCTCACGATAAGCTTGTTCATAATCAACAATAGTTTCTGGAGATGCAAAAGGTTCAAGAGCTGCAACAGAAGGTTGTGCTGGATTAAGCTTTTCTGCTACCCACTCTCTAAAACTACGTCTATCGTTATCTGCCATTTTTGTCCTTTTGAATATCTAACCAATTTTTAACTTTAGCTGCTAAATAGTTAGAATATCTTTGCCCATAAATTGTGTGTAGTCTCTGGTGATGAGATTTACATAGTGTGAATAAGTTGTGATGGTCTAAACTTTCCTTACAGTCTACTGCAAATTCTTCACGAAGGGAAGTAATTTTTTCAACAGTATCAATTTCCGTAATCTTATTACGAACACACCACTCATTAAATAGTTGACTAACTGAAAAAAGGTGATGAAGCTCTAAATTATCTTTTGAGCCACAAATGTAACATTCATCACGTAATTTATAATCTTTTTTAATATAATCTCTAATATACTTTATTGGAAATCTTTTTAATTCAGACATTCTTGAAGGACCTCCCATCGTTTTGAAAAATGATCTGGGTGTTTGTTTAAACCTACATCACCTTCATCTAAATTTAGAACTTTTCCAGATATAGTATTGAGGTATTGATAATTGAAATGTTTTTTAATTAAGTAACTAACTAAGATGTCGTCACCTCGAATCATATTAGTAGCATCTAATATATCAGATTTAACAGCATCTAGGCAAGATTGTTTTACCATTATGATGGAGCCTACTAAGAAGTCTACTTGTTTATTTACACACCAAGAATCTTTGAGTTGTTTATAGTTTTTTGCTTTTTTAATTCCGTATTTACCATAAACCCCAACTATATCTTGTTGCATATCATACATCTTTTTAATAAGTAAAGGGTGAGGAAGCAAATCATCGTCTAGTATAAGTTTATACTCTTCTGGATATTGAAAACAACGAACCCAACGTTCAATACAATACTTATTCTTAGAGTTATTTATTACTTCAACACCAGAATGATCAAATGCAACATTAGGGTTATTGTTTATAACAGTGATTCTGAAGTTTTTATGTAGAGCATCACAAATTGCTTTTACATTTTGTGGTCTCTTATAGTTCAAGATTATAATTCTAAGCATAAATTGAAATGTTACTCATTTTTTGGTGTGTGTAGATTGCATATCTTACTGCATCGCAAGGATGTGATGCCCAATCATGGATTGGTTTAGGGTTTTCTGTATTAGGATTCCACTTATAAGCTGCCATTGCAGAAAAAGTGTGCCTAGCACCTTCAGTATCAAAGAATAGACGATCCTGTTCTATCAACACTTGAAGTGAATTAATTCCATCATTAACTGATTTGATTGCGTTTTCGCAATAAATATCATAGTCATAGGCAAAATCAGCCTTCACCTGTTGAGCAGCAGAGTCAATGTAAATAGTATCAATATTCCATTCATCTACTTTTTCT